ATAGGTTAAATGATAGTACACAAACATTAACTTACCTTTCAAGGATGACATCTCATCATACGAGATTTTAGTATCGTATAAACCTGATTCACTACCCTTCGACTTCTTAGTAGGAAACTTAAACTGCTTAGCTGCTTCCTCGGGACTAAGTTCCTTTCCTTTATAACTAAACTTTATTGACGGGTAGAGTTGTTGTAGGTAGCTGATTGGAATTTATATAAAGATAAAGGATTATTTGATGGGTCAGTTGAAATTAAAGTATCACCTGTAACACCTGTTGGAGAAGTATATGATGTTGTTAAAGATAATCCTGATACTGAATTTCGTGTAGCATTTGGTAAAGGCGAAATGGGCCGCTATAAAAATATTGAACAATTTCCTAATGTAAAAGTATTTGATGCTGGTGTGATTGAGGGAGTTGATGCTACTAGTTTACGTATGGCTTTAGCTCAAAAAGACGAAGATAAAATAGCTGAATATCTTCCTGATGATGTATCGGTAGATGAATTTTTAATAGCTATAAATACTAAACCAGAAGAAAAACCAGAAGAAGCACCAGAAGCACCAGCAGAACAACCACCTGCTGAAACACCTCCTGCTCCTCCTACTGAAACAACACCCCCAGAAGGTGAACAACCATTACAAGAATCACCTCCAATTAATTTTGATGATGAATCACCATATCAAGATTATGTAGAACAAAATCGCCGCAAGATTGAACAAGCAGCTGCTGTATTTAATTTACCAATCCCCGATATGGAATATGCATTTAATGGTGGTAGTGAAGTAGTATTAAATGATGATATGTGGAAGGAAATGGAAAATACTAAATCATACACTACAAAAACATTAAGTGATGCTATTGCAAAGGCATTAAATTTAAGCAAAAGTGATACAGTTACTTTATCTGACGTTATTTCAAAGGCCGTTGGCTTATCTTACTCAGATACAACTACCCTGACAGATGCTATTGCAAAATCACTTAACTTAAGTGAGGCTGATACAGTAACATTATCCGATACAATTACCAGGCAGTTTTCATTATTACAATCTGATTCAGTTACTTTATCGGATAGTATTGTTAAAGGATCTGAATTAATATTGTCAGATACCGTAACGCTGAGTGATAATGCAAGTGTGGTAATGGGTAGCGGTACCACATATAATATTGATTTATCAGATTCGGTAACACTTTCCGATATTATCAGTATAAGCCGAATTGTACCACCTTCAGTTAGTGGCGGCGGTTACATAGCAACCAGCTATCGGAAGCCAAAGAAAACAGTAAAACCGTATGAGGAAGTAGTAATATTTGATGATTATGATATGGTTGCAATATTTGAAAAGTTTTTAGAGGTGGATGGGTAGAGAATGATTATCTTAGCTAAGTTCAACTACGATTTTTTACATGGCAATTTAGTAAAAAATCGTATCATGGCAACATTAAAATTATTATAAAATGAAAAAGCCTATAATGTATCAGCGTTATGTTACTTTGGTTTGCATCTGTGCGGGAGGGTTAGTAAATAAAATGTTTAAAGCTGCGGAGCATCGTTTTGAAAAAATGAATTTCTTACAACAGCAAATAATATGTGGATTTGCAGGTTCTATTATTGGGGTAGGAATCGTAGCATCCATTGGGCAAATGCTCCAATTATTGCGCTTATTATACAGAATATAAATGTAACCCAATTCGCATTCCTTTGCGACCAACTTTTATCTACAAACTTTATATTTTGTTTTGCGTTAATATTAAAACTTGAATGGATATCTGGAACTCTGTAGTTTTTTATTAAATCTTTACCTATTTTATCTAAGGTATCTTTATTTTTTTCGCTCATATCTTAAATTTTTATCTTCGCTCTGTAGTGGCTATGGCAAAACATTTTCTTTACTAACTACGCCAATTTAGCATAACGACTAATTATAGGCTTTTTTATTGCCTTGTTGCCATGAGTATGGTATATGAGAATGGGGTGTATTTAGTTGCCGGTCCCTGCTAAAAAATAAATTTGCAACATTATTGCATTTTTGTATAACTTTACAAGCAAGATGGCAGAATACTTACAAAAACAACCGCATTTCTTAGCAGCTTCCATAAAAGATATGGATATGAAGCAAGGTATCATAACCGGTTATGCTGCTTCTTTTGACACCTTAGATTCTGATCGTGATATTATAATGAAGGGTGCATTTACAAAAACTATTCAGGAACAAGGGCCTAAATCTTTACAACCACGCATAAAGCATTTACTTAATCACAATACTTCGCAACCTATTGGTAACCCATTAACTTTAGTGGAAGATGATAAAGGGTTATTGTATGAAAGTAAAGCCGGTACCAATGCTATTGCTGTTGATGTACTTAAAATGATTGATAGCGGGTTAATAACAGAACATTCTATTGGATTTAATACAGTCAGGAAAACAGTTTTAAACCCGGATGCAGATTGGAAGGATCAAACAACACAAATACATGAAATAAAGCTGTATGAGTTTTCATCACTTACAGCCTGGGGCGCAAACCAATACACACCATTGATCGGTGTTAAGTCAAAGCAGAATGTAGAGGAAAGGATTGGCAGACTGATAAAAGCCATTGATGGCGGTACTTTCACAGATACTACATTTCTTTTCCTGCAAGATGAATTATTATTTTTACAAAAAGCATTCAAAGATATTACCACTCCTGCCGCATTCATTGCACCGGAGCCGGATATTGAAGCGCAAATAAAACAAGCATTTCAATCATTCAAACAAAATTTTTAAAAAATGGAAGTTAAAGATATTAAGGAGTTACTGGTTACAGAACTGGAAACTACAAAGGCCGCAATCCTAAAAGTTGCCGATGACAACGCAAAGTCAGAATACAAAAAAATGAATGATTTGGTAGAAGAAAAATTTGCCAAATTAAACCAACTACCTGCCGATGTTGAGCCTGCAATGGTTACAAAAGCACTTGCCGATATTAAAACATTGGTAACTGATTGGGCAGGGATGGAAAAAATGGTTAAAGAAGGGAAGTTTGCAGCCAACGGAACAGAGGGTAAAACCTTTAAAGAAGCGTTGCCTATTGCAATGAAAGAGAACGCCGATAAATTAGCCGGGCTGAAAAAAGGTGAAAGTATTGTTGTTGAACTTAAAGACATGACGTTTGGGAATGCCTTTACAACAGCCGGAGCCGCTGTTACCTATGTAAAGCCTGGTATTATCGAACTGCCGAGGCGTAAACTACATATCCGTGAACTGTTGCAGGGTGGTGGCATGGGTGCTAACAGCACATTTGATTTTGTAAAAGAAATTACCGGATCGGGTGTTGATATTGGCCCTGCCCGTGAAGCCACTTTAAAAAATCAATTTGGCCTTGCATTGCAGGAATCAAGCGTTTACGCTGAGTGGATTGCCGGTTTTATGGTAATGTCGTACAACCTATTAAATGATGTGGAAGGTATGACAACATTCCTTTCCAGCCGTTTACCTGAAAAGTTGTTGCGTGCTGAAGATGCACAGATCCTTAATGGTAACGGTGTACGCCCTAACCTGTTGGGTATTCAGTCAGTAGGCAATTATACAGCCGCTGCCGCTGCATCCGTAAGTATTGGTGAAACAATCGTACAGGCTATATCTCAACTTGAAAACCTTGATAGGGATGCAAGTGGAGTATTGTTAAACCCTGCAGATTGGTATAATTTACTGCTTTACAAAGGTTCAACCGGTGGTGCTTACACACAGCCAGGGTTGGTTATTTTTGAAAACGGTACATTAACTGTTGCGGGTGTTCCGGTGTTTAAATCAACAGCACAAACAAGGTACGATATGCTTGTAGGTGATTGGAATATGGGTGCAAACTTTATTACCCGTGAGCCAGCCCGTGTTGAGTTCTTCCGTGAAGATTCAACCAATGTAAGGACAAACCAGGTTACTGTAAGGATCGAAGAAAGAGTTGCATTACCTGTTTATGGTAATGACTACTTTGTTTACGGAAACTTTGATGCAGTATCTTAATTGATTTAATGGTTAATGATAATAAAAGCCCTGCCCGATTATGGTCGGGGCTTTTTAAATTTTAGCAAATGGATTACAGGGCAAACGAAGATTATTACTGGCGCAGCAGGGGTTATGCTGCCGATATCGGGCAAGGGCTTTATAACGGTACTACTAATACCGTTTTTAGTGCTGAAGGTTCTGAGCCGGTTACATTGGCTGATATGTTGAATTGGGGAAAGATTGATCAGAATACTGATAATGCTTTGATTACTGCCTTAATTAAGACTGCCCGGATAATGTGTGAGCAGTACACCAATACTTCAATTATAGCCCGTACAATAGTTGCAGACATTAATAATGCCAATGGTGGATTTATATTGCCTTATGGACCTGTTAGTGGTACACCTACTGCCGTTGATTGGCAGGGTACTGCATTGACATTGGTTTATAACTTTTCACAGATACAGACACCTTATGGCCGGATGGCAGTAACATATACTGCAGGTGTAGCTGATCAGAGTCTTTATAAGACTGCGATCATGGAGCAGACTTTGTACCTGTATGAGAATAGGGGTGATGAAAAAACAGGGATGGCTCCAATAGCGTGTACTTTACTTAACCCATTAATCAGGCAAAAATGAGCGTAGGTAAAATGAATCGTAGGCCTACATTCTATAATGAATCATACACGATTGATGCAGGTGGAGGTGCAACCGGGGTTATTACAGAACAATGGAACGCATGGGCGCAGATTGATAATAGGACAGGTAACACATACGCAGCACAAGCAACTGAATTGACAACATACGATTACCGGGTAAAGGTTAGGTTTGATGGCCGCTTTAATTCCA